CTACGCCCTGCTGTAATGCAGGTGAAATGATACGTGAACGCTCACTTTTGCGCTCCATGTCCTCTGCTGCCCAGATACCCCGCCATAAACGGTAAAACTCTTCAAATCTTTCCGAATAATTAGACTCATAGTGGTCTCGCCATGAGTCACACTTAGCCATTACCCAGTTTTCTAGGTGTTCATCGCTTGATAGAACGTCATTATCGCCGTAGTCCATCACTTGTTACCCCTTAGCTTCTTGTCTCTGGTTGTTTTGGCTGCTTTTTTGAATGCTTTGGTGGTAGGAGCGCCTTTAGCACCGGGTTTACGCATCGTTTCACCGCTACCGGCCTTGATACGCTTACGCTTGGCATGTATGTTGGCATATAATCCTTTTCTAGGCATGTTAATATCCTGTTACAACGTCTAATACTTCAAGATCATCAATCTCAAAGTCATATGAGTAGGCTACTTTAGCCAGTTGGTCTGTGTACGCAAAGGCATCCACAAGGTCATCATGTGTTAGTACATCTGGAAACTGAAACAACTGGTCTAAGAATCTACTGTTCCATTCACCCTTGCCCAAGGTAATCTGACCATTCTCAAATCTACCTTGTAAGGCCCACATAATTCTGTCTGTCTTCTTCTTGTTGCCGTGAGTTAGCTCTTCTACAACAAAAAATCTACCACGTTGCTTCATCAAGTCCATTAAGGGAGACATAACAGCTTGTTTGGAGATACCTCTTTCAATACCTACACTGATGGGCCTGTAGTCCCGCACAGCCTCAAAGATCTTCCTAGCTGTTTCCGCTAAGTCCCAGCGACCATGTATAATGTTCTCTAGGTGCCAGCCATTCTCATTTACTTTTACAACAGCAATGGCTGATTCATCCAGCTTAGAGTTTTTAGTTCTCTTTTTACTTACGTCCTCAAAGCCAGCTAAGTCAATGCTTATGTAGTAGTCACCTATCTCTGGTGTCTCACCAAACTTAACCCAGTCCTCTTTAAACATCTCTGAGCCTCTAGCTTCAAAGGATGCCATAAACTCTTGACGGAAGGCATAGGATGACATAGACTTTTTAGCTAGGTCAATCTCATCTGGGTCTAGTAGCTCATTGTCGTAACTTGTAAAGTGCCATGCTTCATAGGACTCATCGTCCTCTAGCTCTGCGTACTTGTACAGGTCATAGAAGTGGTTACGACCCATAGGTGTACCAATAAACAATGCACCACCCTTTTGGTCAGCCAAGGCAGGTCTAAGGATCTGCTCAAACACCTCTGGCTTCATGTCAGCGTACTCGTCCATCACTAAGAACTTTAGTGACACACCTCGCATAGTCTCAGGTCTGTCGGCACCTTTGAGGCTAATGGTTGCACCGTTGACCAGTTTAATCTGTAGGTTGTTAATGTGACTAGAGGTTACAATAGGGTGCGCCAGCTCCAATAGTGTTTGCCACATGATGTCTCTGGCCTGTCCTTGTGTTGGAGCTACATAGAACACATGGCCTTTGTCTGCCTGTAGAGCATTTACAATTAACATCCAAGCTGCTAGTCTGGACTTACCTGTACGTCTACCAGCAGCTACAATCTTAAATCTAGTATCGTCAGCCCAGACCTTCTTCTGCCAATCAAGCAGTTGTATGTTTAGTTCAGTCATAGAAGTACTTGACTACATACTCGTCTAAATCTTCTTCCTCTGCACATTCATACTCAACATCTAAATCAGGATCTCCATCCCAGTTTAGGTCTTCATGTTGTGCTAAGGTCTTTAGGTATTCTCTGTTAGTAATCACTAACGTACCTTCCCATAGTTTTCACCAAACTCAATAAACTTAGGTGTCTTGTACCCGCCTTTAGCATAATCTATAGCTTCTTTTTTAGATGTCATAGGCAAGAAGTTACCTGTTTTCATGTTGTATGCTCTAGCTTGCATTGGGTCTTTGAACCTATACAACTCACCTGTTTCTAGCATAACAATGTTAGGAAACACAAACCAGTTACCTTCTTCGTCTACTTCAGCAGACATTTCATGTGTAGATATAGACCCATCTTCGTTCTGTATAACAGGATACTTCTCTGGATTCTCTATCCTGTCAAGAAACTCAGGCTGTTTTTTTTTCTTAGCCATTAACTATATGTCCACATTACAGGTGTATCAGTAGCCCTAATGTCTACATGCACAAAGCCTCCGGCTACACCAATACCAGTAAAGCCTAACTTAATAGCATTCTTTACTATAGTGTACCTTTGTAGACCAGAGGATACAGCTATGTCCGCAGCTATACCTTGTGCATGTGTACCGGGTTGTTTTTTACCTAACTCAATAGGATGGTCAGGGGATCTATAGCCACTTGTGATTACAAAAGGGAAACCACAGTGTTCTCTAAGCTCATCTAAAGCAAAGATTAGTTCATCATCAATCTCATTCTCACCTGTAGCTTTACAAGCAAACTCTTCCCTATTGAAGTACTTAAACGTCATTGTTTGTATAGTCTCCTTCAATAGTTTCATTAGGGCTAGGTGTAACATCTGTCTCACAGACAACCTCTGGGTTGTTTACAGAACCTCCACCTATACCTGAGATTGTTATGGATACTGCTGATCTACCTCCAGCACTATCCTTTTCAAAGTAGCTTAGAGGTAACATACGATCCATTACTAGCTTCCAAGCAGCAGCTTGATTCTTATGGTCATCATTAAGTGCTGCATCAAATATACTATCTAGTACTCTACGAGACTTAGGACTAGCTAACATCCTAGCTTTATACTCATTGATAATTGAAGCATCTCCTTTAGGTCTACCTACCTTACCTCTAGAGCCACTAGTCTTCTTAACTACCTCATCTTTCCTAGGTCTACCTCGCTTACGCTTAGGAGGATCATCTTGATTATCCATAATGTATTTACCTTAAGCTATCTAAGAATACCTATTTATTATAGCATATTTTTAAGCATTTGTCAAGTACTTTTTACTGTTATTTTTTAGACTGAGTCAAAGTTTTAATTTCTCTTGTGTATTCAAGAGGTTACATAAGTTAGTGAATACTTACTTTTTTATTATTTTACTGTAGTTTTCTAATTTCTACTTTTGAGTACTGGAGTGCCAACTACAATAAAAAGTATCGCGCACAGGACACCCCCGTCCCTTTATACGCAACCCACCCAACAGTTAGACTAAGGGACAACCAAAGAGCCTAACGGTTAGACTTAGGTGCGCAATAGATTACAACAGTTAGACTAAGGGGCCTATGGGTATACACCCCGGAGTCTAACGGTTAGCATTAGTGGACTTGGGTAGACTTGAGAAGACTAGAGAATGCCAAAGAGTGTGGATCTATATAGTAGCCAATAAGGTATCCCCAGGTAGATATAAGACCACCAATGCTTATACCTAAATGATCTAAGATCTTTGTTTACATTGTGGTATGCGTTAGACATAATGGCTTCACATTAAACGAAACGAGGAAACGACATGGCAACACAGACAACCGAACAGCAATTCGTTCATTCAACGGACAAAGAGTTTCAAGCATTCATAGGCGAAAAGTTGAGCCAAATGATCGAGAATGTTCTACACGATGCCCTAGTGGAAAAAGGTTGGAATGTTCACGCCTTAGCTGGTTGGAACGCAAGCTTTGATGTGACGTTCATTCAGGAAACCTACGAAGACGAAGAGTAACCTCAGCCTAGTGCTCTATAGATAACCCTTGCAATCAGGGGTTATCAGTGGCAGCATTAGCAGCGAAGCTGCGCGGTAGCTCTGCTACCTTAGCCAAACACAACACAACAAAAGAAGGGTAGAACCAATGAAACTAAGACAAATCGCGTCAAACCAGACAGAACTCAGCTTACCTTGTGGCTCAGTTGTATTCTTTAGCTATGAGACACCAGTGGCAGCAATGCTTCCCAGTGGGCGCTACATACGCACAGAGAAAAAATGGTCAGTAACTACCAGCAAGCACCTCAACAAGTGGTTAGCTGCTGTCTCTGATAGTGTGGAGTTAGTGCCTCAGTCTGACCTACACAACCTAGTCGGGGAGGCATAGAAGCATGACAATAACTAACATAGATTTTCAAATTGATGAGGTAGTAAACCCGACACCCTTCAACGTCATTGTGTACAGCTACACATCTAACGGTGTTACAGTGTCAGCGGACAACCTCAGCGACGACGAATATGACGTTTTAACAGATATTGTTTTTGAACTATACAACGATGGTAAACTATAGGAGCATAAGACCATGCAAACAGCGACCAACAGCCTCGGCGACTTGGCAACCATTAAAACAGTGACAACAGCCGGAGGAACATTTTACAGCGTCAAAATCTACACAGAGGAAGCGGGAGGCGATGAACCTTACCGCTTGCAAATAGCACATTCTGACGCTGATAAGAAAACCAATACAGCCCTGTCAGATGAGCAAGTACTGCAAAAGCATCTGGCAACCTCACTAGCTCGCTATGGCTTCACAGCAAAGGACTTGAAACAATGAGAACAGATTATACCTTATCACGTAGGGCAGAGCGTGAGCACCAACAGCGCGAGCAAGCTATATACCAGACACTAAACCGAGCAAGCGTAGGTGTCTCTTTAGTCCTCTTTGGTTATCTTGTGTGGGCCTTCCTGCTAGGGATAACCTCATGATTGAAGCAATAAGGGCACAGGATAAAAGGTTTGAAGTGTTCTATCAGCCAACAGCAAACCCATTGGAGCCAAGGGTGCGGAAGCTCTACCTACAAGGCGTCCAGCAGCAAGGAATAGCCCTTAAGCTGGGGATTTCCCTTGGACAGGTTAAATATATTGTGCGACGATCACACTGGAAAAAATCACCACAAGGAAGAAGGTAAACAATGGATTTATTCAATACACTGGGCAGCGCCATCATAGGCGACATTGATGCAGCACGAGAACGTGCCGACGCTAGAGATATTCACGATCTACACGAGCCGTTGTTTGATCCTGAACCAAGAGAATATGGCGTTACTGTAGAATTAACGCTTACGGCTTGTAACGAGAAAGAAGCCGTACTGCTTGCACAGTCTTTACTAGAACGTGCCAACAAGTTATCAAAAGTTATTTATGATATAGAAAGAGTGGTGGAGTTATGACAGTAGAATCTTGTTTAATTTGTGGTATACTCAAGCCCAAAGAATTAATGCTAAAAGAGGATGAAAGATAATGATCTACAGACTAAGAAAATATAAGAGCCGTTGGGGGATTTCAGTGGGCCGGTGCTTTACTGGCTATCACTTTGGCAAGCGTTCATGGTACATAGCGCACAATAGGAAAATGGCGCGGCTGGCTATCAATGATTGGAGAGGCTTGGTAGAGGTGTATAGCAAATGAGCACAACATACTACGAGGAAGACGTTACAAGTAACCAAGAACCAGACCCAGAGCAAGACAGAAGGGATCTAATAGTGCAAACTTTAGTTGACTATAGGCTCAACGTGATGGCTGTTAGCGAGATGTTAACGATAAGCAGTGCCTACCTATCAGAAGACCTAGAAAAACGCTCTACGGGCGATTTAGAGACCTTATACGCGCAGTTAGTAGGCCCAGAGTCTCAGGAGGTACACTAATGCGCTGCAAAGCCTGTGATACGCTACAAACTGACCTTGACAAAGGAGACTTATGCCACCCCTGTAGCGTAGAGGAACTGAAGGCAAGGTTTCCAGACCAGAAGCAAGTCAGGGACACAGAAGCACAAGATTTTATTGAACATGTTGAAGGAATAATGAGGATAACTAAGGAACATGAAAATTTTTCAAGTTAATTCTCCACAAGATTAGTGTATCTCATGTTACACTAGTACTCTAAAGAGGCTAAGGGATAACATTATGTTAATCATTATGATTATTCTTTAGTCTACTTTAGTAAACTTAACTAAACCTTAGAGGTATTGATATGGCAGTAGTAAGTGGTAAAGCAGCGTTTGCTCACTTGGACAGCACAGAGGTGTATAACGGACAGGACACAGGACGGTATACACTGACTGTAACCTTAGACGATGAAAATGCACAGATCTTGTCCGAGCAAGGTGTAAAGCTAAGAGACTACGACGGTAACAAGCAACGCAAGTTTGCTAGTAAGTTCAACGTAAAGGTCATTGATGCTAACGACCAGCCCTTTGTTGGTAACATTCCACGAGGTTCAGTGGTACGCCTTAGCTACAAGACAGGTACGCCACACCCAGTCCATGGTACTCCAACCTACCTAAATGCTATTAGGGTGGTAGAAGTAGCGGAAGACAGCAGTGGGATTGATGCAGACCTATAGGCATAGCAAGGATGATCCGTTTGTAAGACATGAGCCATGCCCCAAGTGTGGCTCTAAGGATGCACTGGCTCGCTATAGCAGCGGGTCAGCGCATTGCTTCTCAAACCTATGCGATCATCACGAACATTCAAATGGCAACGTAGTAACGCTACAGCCCCAACCAAGGAGGCCATTGGAAGATATGACAGCAGCAGGCGTCATAGCAGCTATACCCGACAGAAGACTTAGCCAAGAGACTTGTAGAAAATACAATGTCATGGTTGAGTATAATGCAGCCGGTGAGATAGCCAAGCACATCTACCCGTACTACAGCACAGACAGTGACGAACTAAAGGCCACCAAGGTACGCCATGTGAAGACTAAAGACTTCCATGCGACAGGTGACATGACTACTAATGTAGGTCTGTTTGGTCAGCAAACGTGCAAAGGTAAGGGTAAATACATCACCATAACAGAAGGTGAGATAGATGCCCTTAGTGTAGCTGAGATGTTTGAACGTAAGTGGGACGTAGTCTCGTTACGCAATGGTGCATCCTCAGCAGCTAAGGAAATAAAAGAGAACCTAGACTTTTTGGAAGGCTACGATAACATTGTGGTCTGCTTTGATACAGACAAGGCAGGACAGCAAGCCGTAGATGACATAAAGGACTTGTTCTCCCCAAGCAAGCTAAAGATAGCCAAGCTACCCATGAAGGACGCCAACGAGATGTTGTTGGCTAACAAGGTAAGGGAGTTTACTTCCGCATGGTGGAATGCCAAGGTTTACCAGCCTGATGGCATCATCCAAGGTAGTGACACATGGGATGCCTTGACCAACAAAATTAAGGTCAAGTCCATACCATACCCGTGGCAGGGACTCAACACCTACACCAAAGGCTTTAGACCATACGAGCTAGTGACCATCACCAGTGGCTCGGGCATGGGCAAATCACAGATGGTTAGGGAGCTAGAGCACTACCTGCTAAGGGCAACGGAGGACAACATTGGCATCCTAGCCTTGGAGGAAGACGTAGCTCGCACCGCACTGGGCATCATGTCAGTGGAAGCAGACTGCCCTTTGCACCTTGAGGAAGACCTAGACCCAGAGATAGCATTCCCTTACTGGGAGGACACCCTTGGCACAGGCAGGTACTACTTGTTTGACCACTGGGGCAGTAC